TTTTGGAGCGTCTTGATTAAGATAGTTTTCACTCAGGGTGACAAATATTGGATTGATATCTGCTTCATACATAGTCTTGCCACTGTTAATGGCCATCTCTTTGCGAAGCTCTTTGGTATTTTTACAAACGATCCGTTGTACGAGATCGCCATATATCGAGGTATGTTTACCTCTAGGATCTTTTACATAGAAAGTATGACGAACAGGTATATCTCTGTACTCTCGCTCACCTTTCTTGTTGCGTTCGACGACTTTGATAATGTCATTATCACGATCGAACCATGCATCTACATAGCTCATATAATACTCTCCTTTGAGACTTCAGGCTCTCAAATACCTTCATGCGGTTTATTGGCCCGCCGACCTTTCCATATACTACTTATCAGATACGTTTAGTGATATCCAAAATTGCTTGAATTTCTTCCCAATCTTCATTATGAGCTTGCCAATCGCCTTTATGTGCGATTTTAATAGCCTTGTTAATAACGCTTGGTTTGATCTGTAGTTCTTCTGCTACTGCCTTGACTGTTTCTTTTAAGCCTTCTGATAGATCTTCAACTTCACGAAGTACAGTACTGCCTTCGCTGATTAATCTTTCCAATTTTGCCTTTTCTTCCGGACCGTATGAACGTGACATGTGATTCTCCTTAACTATTAGCCTATTATATACTACTTATATTGTATTTGCAACCACTTAGAATTTTTATTGATCAATAACCCGGAGCAGGAGCAATTTGTTTACGCCACCATGCTTTTTGAGCATCAGTCATTTGGCCTGGCATTAAATGAGTGTCATCATCTGGTGTAGTATCACCTTGAGTTACATCACTTTGAGTCGGATCCCCACCTTGACCGGATGTAGAATCTTCTTTGTGCAACATGCCATCTGTACCAAATACATAATGCCACGCAGCTAAGGCAGCGATTGTGGTTAACATTTTATGATTCCACATAAACTTAGCAACTGCACCTACTGTTTTTCCAGCAATATTAGCAGTGGTTTTGGTGGCTCCTACTACCGGACTAGTCTTTGTTGTTGGTGTAACTCCAGGAGCAACAGGTGTAGCAACTGATTTTGCACTTTGTTCAGACCATTGTTTTTCCATATCCGCTTTAAGCTCTTTTGGTAGCATAGAAGCTTTTGGAAATTTACTAGTACCAGTAACTGCTTGCCAATTTCCAAATCCATTAGATGTATCATCTGATACTTTTTGCCATTGCTGCCCTTCGGAGTCAGTAAATGTAGTTCCTTTAGGAGCCGACGTGGATTTTGTTGCTGCTGCAACAGCACCTGTTTTTTCTTGTTTAGCCTGACTAACAATATCTTTGATAGGTTGTTCAGTTGTGCCATCAGTCCATACTGCTGGATTTCCAGGCTTTGGTTTCCAAAGTTTGCCGCCAATTGAAATACCTTGATCAATTTGTTCTTTACTAAACATACTTAATAAGTCTTTGGCTGATTGTTGCAATTCTAAATCAGTTGCACCCTTAGCACCGCCCTTAAATAAATTAACCAACCATTCCCCTGCGCCTTCGTCTATTTGGGATAATTTAGCACGTAGTCGCACCATCCTTTCGGTTTCTGAAAGAGTAGCATCTTCTGGTTTAATATTTAATAATGCTGCAACAGCATCTACATCAGTTGGTAAATTTAACTTAGTTCTATAGGCTTGTACAGCATTAACGGTATCTGGACCAAATTTTCCATCTACCCCAAACTTACCAATATCAATTCCTGCTGCTTTTAATTTTGATTGTAATTCTGATACTTCAGGAATTTTAGCAGTTGGTTTAATCTCTGTAGTTTTTTCTGAAGAAGTAGTTGGTATAGTAGTACTAGTTGATTTAGCAACAGATGCAGTGTCTTTAGATCCTTCGCTACCTTTGATTTCCTGATATGCTTTTATTGCATAGGTGGCTAGCAATGTGCCTTTAACACCCTCTTTAAAGTAGTGTGCTACTTTTTTTATCATTTGTACAGCTGAATCGCCACGAAGATCGATGGTTAAATTCTTCCAAATCCATTTAATGCCTTTAACTATTCTAGCTAGTCTAGTAGCCTCGGCTGCCATTGCAGCAACTTCACTAGCCCCACCAGTTGGCACCGCCAATGCTGTACCGGCAACAGCAGCAATAGCTACAAATCCTAAATCCATAGCTAAATCAAGAGCAGTATAATCAACTCCCGGGATAATTTCTGCATGCCAATCAATTCCTTCTTTCTTGCCCAATTGATCAACCATTTCGCTATTTGATTTAGCCGCAGATGTGTCTTCAAGAGTATACCCAAAACTTTCTATTAGTTCTTTAGATATTGAAAATTGAGAATTCATTATTCTTTCGGTACACAATTAGGAACTGTGCGTCCACCCTTTTTCTTGGTTCCAACTGGGTGATAACCTTTCCAGCATGGATTTTCATTTCTTAGACTTTCGTCATAGTTGCTCTTATCGTGCATATCTTCACCTGCACGGTATCCATGATAGTAAGCACGTATATCATTGTGATCAGTTAGATCATGGTTGGCATGATCTGCAGGACGACCGTAGTAGGCATCTGCTCCGCCTAGGTCTTCTGGACTATGGTGAGGTGCACTATGACTTTCTTCTACTCCGTGTAGTTCTTGATCACTAATTTCGTAATCCATAACACTTACCATGAGTTCTTTTATAGCACCGATTTTTTCAGAAACCCATTCTGGAAATTGATCATCAGAATTCAATCTTTTATCTAGATGCGTAGCAACACGAATAATAGTGTGTAGACTATTTTTCACTGTGTCACCCTCACCTTGACTTTCTGTAGGTTCATTGCTTTGCATACCAGGACCGACACCGCCTGTGAATCCCATGCTGTGATCTGGAATTTCGTTTTCTTTAACATCTTTGAGATGTTTTTCTAATGCATCAATAGCAGAACCTGAACGTTTTTCAACTGGTAGTTTGGCTATTTCTTTTTCGTGCTCAGTGTGTTTCTTATCACGAGCTGCACTAGCTTTATTCCATTTGTCTCGAGCAGTTTCTTTGCCTTCTTTCATTAATACACGTTCAGCGATAACTTGTGCATATTGATTAATTAGTTGACGTTTTTGCTGTTGTTCAGCAGCAATTTGTTCTGCAGTTTGAGTTTCAACTTCACGGAAAAACTTACGAATTCCATCTTTTACATACTTTTTCTTTTCTATTTGCGCAGGTTGGGGTTTTTGGTAGTGTTGCATAGCCATTTGTACTGGCAATGCTATTTTATGAGGATTAGAACCTTCGTTAATGATCGACACAAATTTCTTCATGTCGTTTGCGCCTTCTACAGGCTTAGAGGCAACGCCATCCATTGCCTGTAGAATTTTCTTCATATCCATGGGTATTACCCGTTTAGACGCTGCATTAATTCACGAATACGTGTTGTATCTGCTGACTCTTTAACTGTTTCTTTCTTTGCACGTAGAGCCGCCATATCCTTAGCGTCAATTTTACCTTTTGGTTCTGCAACATCGATCTTTTCTTGATTACCTGGAAGATCTTTAACAGCTTTAGCTTTCTCAGCGATATATGCAGTAGTTTCTTTAATGTTCTTCCACATAGCAGCAGCAGCAATTGCCTTACCTTTCTCACCACCACCGGCGGCTTTAGCAGTTTTGTCAAAAGTCTTACCTGGCTTGCCGATATCTTTGCCTGCTTTAGCAGCTTTAACTACAGCAGATTTCTTAGCTTTACTCAATCCAGCTGATGGTTTACCTTCTTCCATCTTACCGTGAACTGGGCATTTTGCCTTGCCTTTTTCTTCACAGCAGCATTTAGCACTAGCTTCTTTAACTTTCTTCTTACCACCTTCCTCGTCTTTGCCTAGACGACCAGCGATAACATCACCCTGTGTGACTTTATCGTATGGTTTGGCATTATTGGCTAAATTACCGTCGCCTTTCTTCTTGGCTTCGTAAACACCTTGCCCAAATGATTCATCTTTCTTACCAAACTTCTCACCACCTTTCATACCCCAAGTTGGTTTGTCATGTTTTGGTAATTTAACATCTTTTTCTTTTTCAGCTTTTTTCTCATCAGCCGATTTATCTTTAGCATGACTCTTCTTACCATCACCACCGTCATGCTCATCGCTGAATGAACTAGACTTGCGTGTATAACGTGTGCCTGTTGAAGTTTTCTTTACATTGAACTTGCTGTCAGTCTTATCGTCACCACCGCGCTCTTCGTCATCATATTCTTCGTCTGTTAATTCTGTATCGCCTTTTTTAACAATGGCTTTAACAGCATCTCTAAATACTCTATGCTTGTCAACAAGGTGTTGTTTGTCTGGATGCACAGACATCGGAGCCATATGAATCACACCAGTACCACCGCATTCTGCACATGGCTGTTCGCCACCTTGCAAACGGTTTTCTTCAACTTTCTTAGCTTCAATTTTCTTAGCCTGTGACTTTTTAAGTTCTTTAACTTTTTCTTTAGCTTCAGATAACAGATCTTTTAATTTGGCTTTTTGACCTTCGCTCAATGTTTCAGCATTGTCTAAATGTTGGCCATACTCACTAAACTTCATTTCGTATTCTAAATAGTGATAAACTGAAGCAACATAGTCAGCAGCTTTGGTAATCTTAGCTTGAACCCAAGCTTCTAATTGATCATCGTCGTGTAATTGCTTAAACAACTTATGTGAATAGGTTGCTAGTTTGTATAAGTCGGCCTTGGCCATCTTACCTTCTTGATCATGTGGTTCTACTGATGTATCAGCTGAAACATCGTGTTTCGGTTCTATTTCTGGTTCCATTGGGCTCATTTGATCTAAATCTGACATGTTTATAACTCCGTTATCTTATTATATTTAGCGTTTTTGTGCGCCTGCGCCAAAGATATTACCCTTCATATCTAGGCCATTTTTAGCTGTTCCATCTGCATTTTTAGGCTGTACAACCTTGGGCTGCGGTGGTGCTTTAGTTCCACTATGACCTGGTGTACCAGTATAACTTTTCTTGCCACGGGCTTTGCCTGGGCTTAGTTGAGGACTAACAACTGTACCTATACTAGCGGCACTTGTTGCTCCTGCTGTAGCTGACTCGTCTAATAATTCCCACATTTTCATATTATTTTCCTACCGGCTTTTCGCCTGTCATGTAAGGTAAACTAAACCATAGTTGGAACCATTCTGGTGTTCCGGGTTTAATATTATTTTCACGCATTAATTTAGATTTTTCAGTACCCGTAATGCTAATATTACTACCACCGTACGGTTGTAGTCCCTTAAATTCTGTAATACCTGCTAGGCGTTTAAGTTTAGATAATTCATCCATTATTTTAAACTTGCTCTCAACATCCAACTATGTTTCTTATGTGCATCTTGGCGGTCAGCTAAGAAATTACTTAGACCGTGATCACCTGCTTGTTCAGCCATTTCAAATGTAATACGGAATATGTTAGCCATCTTTTCGCTGTCCGCTAGCAATTCTTCTAGCATATTACTCCATTCGAGCACTTCATTTTCGTCATTAACAGTGGTTAACATACTGAATTTTTGTAAACTAGCAGGTGCATATAATTGTAGGGCACGTAGGTGTTCAGCAAAGGTGTCTATACTACCATAGACTTCTGAGTAGATCTTTTCAAATAACTCGTGTAATTGTCCAAATAGTGGCCCTTCAACATTCCAGTGGAAATTGTGTGCCTTTAGATAGAAACTAAATTCACTGGCAAATGCTGTTCTAAGGGCTAAATGATATTTGTTATGTTCCATTTAAATTCCGTATTTGTTTCTTTTAGATTTAGCTACAGGGCTAGTTTTATTAACGTCAGGAACCTCTTCACTAGCCATACTACTTAATTTTTTAATAGGACCAGCTAGCGTATCTTTAGCAGCCTGTTTAACCATATCATATTCTTCTTGTGTATATACTGATAATAGCGGGTCACCGGCAATAGCACCAGCTGCTGGAGTAGAATTATTTCCCTTACCATCAGCACTAGCCATAGCGATACCAAAACGATAACCTTGATAGGGGCTACCGTTAGCTTTATTAATACTAATACCGGGAATACTCAACCCACCTTTAATGGCAGCAGTTATTGATTTATTCGGCATTTTATTTAAATCAGCGGGTATATCTCCTTCGCTAAGTTGTTTTTTAATAAATTCAGTTGCTCTCATTTAAATTCCATATTTGTTGCGTTTAGGTTTAGCTACCGGGCTCATCTTGTTAGTATCATCCGGTTCTTTACTCTTACTACGTTTTTTCATTTCTTCGCCATCGGTTGGTATAGTTGCTATAGCTTGATTAACCATGGTCTGTTCGATATCAGTATATGGAAATGCGATATTATATTTTTCATACCAGGAACTTGCGTCCATATCAACCGGTTTGTCACTCTGACCATCAGCCATTCCCATAGCCATCATAAATCTATTTAGATGATATGTGCGGTCATATCCGCCAACGTCTCGAGTTAGGGTATAACCTTGCATAGCAGCGTGGTGATGGTCGTGAGGATCTCCCGCGGGTTTGATAGTTAATTTTTCTGCTAGAAATTCTTTTGCTCGCATGGTTCTTATAAGTTTATTAGCTTCTTTTATATTTATCGGTAAACCCATACCTTGCTTGGTTAAATCCATAAGATGCTTGATCCACTCTTGACCTAATTTTTTAACATCAAATGCACTAGTCCAGGCCCGTAATTGCTGTTGTTCTGTAGCGTTAGGGTCTTTTAGGATATTACGAAGATCAGTAAATTTTATACCAGTACTGCGAGGTGTTGTTTCGAGGCTAACCTTAACATGTTCGTAGCCTTGAAACTTATTAACAGCCTTCATTAGAGCTTGATCCATCTTGAGATTTGATTGATCTTCTCCTACCATAATGATAATATTATCATAGCGTGGTGGCTTTCCTGGCAAGGGATTAATTAATTCATGTTTAATTTTTTGTATTAATTGCCCGCCTTGCATAACTGTACTAATATTTCCTGTCCATTCTGGGTACAGTTTATGCCATGTTTGTGCTTTAACATTGGGTGGGATTGGGTCATCTGTGCCAACAGCATTACCGATAAACAAGTAAGGATCACCACCGACTTCTGCGGCTTTAGCTCGAGTATATTGCCATAACTGTTCGTGTCCTTTATGTCCAACAAATGATCCAATAGCAACTACTGCGGTTTTAGATTGTCCACGTGGTTGTTCTTGCCGAGCAGCTTTTTGAGCAGCATTTTTATCAGCAATAACTTTCTTTTGTTCGGGACTAGTAACCTTGACAGGACCTAGTCGAGTATTAAGAACAATACCCTCATAATCTTTACCTAACATATCTTTACCGACGATATTAGGATCTTTAATAATTGCATCTTCTAATGCCACCGCAACTGGTGCAAGTATTTCTTTTGCTTCACGCTTTTGCGCAAGTTTGCCACTGGCTAACATTGCTTTAATTTGTTCAATATTCTCTAACGGTGGTACAATAGCAGTGACATCCAATGCTTCATTTTGTGTTAGGCTATTATCAATAAACATAACACTACCTTGTTTACCTAGGCCGGTTAATTTCTTAACTACTTGAGTTGCATCTGGTAAATTTTCTCCAGTGGTAGCATCTACTACACGGAATGGAACTAGAGCTAATTGTACACCTTCTGGAAGTTGATCATAATGGATACCTACAAACTTTAAACGACCTTCTGGAGTTTCTGTAGCAAATGGTAGATATAATACTTCACAAACTACTTGTTTATTAATTAAAAATTTTGGACCTAGTTTACTATCAACAATCTTAACAGCAGACATCATTTCATCGAATAGGCTATCAAACAACTGTGCTCTATATAGTACATCGGGATCTTCTGTACCTTTTTCTTGATGATATTTTAAAAAGTTAGCATCATATCTTGGAGGACGATTACTAGTACCCATGAATGGGCGACCTTCAGCATCCTTACCGAAGCGTCCGCCAAATCCATCTACCTTAACATTTAAAGGAATATTCTGTAATTTAAAACGACCATTACCGTCGTGTATTTCATCTAATAAGTCTAATAAATCTGCAGGTTTTAAATCACGTAAGTGCGGCATGCCTTTACGTAACTGTGCTTTAACTTCGGCTTCGTTGATGTTTACATTGGTTTTGTATTTTGTATAATATTCTTTCGCTAACTGATTAGCCTGTGTTTTAATTGCTTCCGGATTAGGCATCTTTAATTTACTGATTAATAAATTAAATGCAACACCTTTTTCAGCAGCATCTCGTTCTGCATCGCCTTTGTATAATCCTTGAGCACCGGGGCCGTATAATAATTTTATAAATGAATCGGCCACTTGTTGACGGGCATTATCATCTAAGTATTGATTAGCCAAATCCAATCCACCAATAAACGACCACAATAGTTTTAAACTCTGTTCATTAGGTTGTTGACCGAATAACATTTCAAATTGCTTGCTAAGACTTTGTTCGTAATGGCTTTGGGCAGTTGGAATTTCTCTAACTAACGGAATACCATTAATTTCTTTTGGTTGATTAGTTTCCGGATCGATAACCGGTTCATATGCACGGCGCATACCCCCACCCTGTTTACTTGACACTGCAAAAGATACATCATTGTCAGTAATTGGACCTTTAATCTTGGTCTTCATCTGGATATACTTTTGACTAATGGTGCCTGAGGTTAATGCCCGCATAAAGTATTTGTGGAATACTCCCTTAACACCTTGCGATAAATCTTCCCAACTTGAACTATGACTAAACTGTGCCCAGTCAGTCGGCTCATTAGTATCTTTATTATATTCTACAAATTCTAAATCAATTTGTACTTTAATAGGAGGATTTTGCATTTCCCATAATGTGCTAAACTGTTCATTACCTAATTTATAACCGATAAACTTTGCAGGTCCGATTTGTTTACCATACGATGCTTTTAAAAATTGTTCAATATTTGGTCTAGCTTCTTTGTTTACTTGTGTATCAATATCGCCTACTTTGGGTTTTTTCTGTACAAACTCAGCATCTGAAATATCTGTATTAAAAAAATGTAAACTTGATCCGCTTAGAAATTTTTGACTTTGCAATAATTCAGGAGACCATAGTGGTTGTTTGAATGATGAATGATATGTTGAATTAATACTTTGTAATAATTGATTTAATACCGGGACAATAAATTTACGATCATGTACTTTTAAATCAATATGCTGAGCCCGATGTCCGTCTATTTCTAGATTTCCACCCTCAATAAGGATAGGTGTATGGCTAACAAACAGCTCACGCAGTAGCATTGTTAGTCCTTGTACTTGCCAGCTTCGTAATGCCCGTCATGATCAGCATATAGCTTGCTACAAACTTCATCGCAAGTTTCCTCATCTAATTCGTCCGGTAGTTCACGTATTGGAAACTTTTGTAAGTATAGTTTATAACTTTGTTGTACTGCTGGTTTAAAAATTTCGGGTTTTGGATTTTTCTTAGATTTTTTTGCAGAGAGGAATTCAGTAATACACGGATGAGTATATCTACGATAAACATGATCGTCTTGATTCATGAAATGCGCAAGATCGTCGGCTAGATTAAAATTAATTTGTCTGCCACCGTTTTTTGGTTCGGTAAAGTCTGAATCTTTAAAAAAATTACCTTCAAATAGTTCTCTTATACGCATTTTAAGCCCGTTTCCTTAATTCAGCAGAAATCTCTGCAGTTAGAGTATTTATCGCTTTTTGTTTGGGCTTACTCTTTAATAATACGTTCAATCTTTGCTATACTGCTGCCTAAATGCATCTTAGCCATTAATAGATTGTTTTCGCCGGTTATATAGAAATGCTTTCCGCCCCAACTACGTGATTTAAGTAAGTCTACTTTAGCACTTTTAGTTACTTTTAATTTTGGATTGTTTTCAGCCCATTCGACAAACGCCGAATGCTCTTGGATAGTTTTGCCTAATGTAATACGGTAGTCGTAATTCATCTTAGGCATTATAATGGTATTTTGTTCAAGTGTCGTTGTTGGAGCACTTATATACTTGACATGATCCTCGCTGATCTTAACTATAGAATCTATATGTTTTTTGTTATTTGTATACACTGTAATCCAAGGACTTTCGACTCTAATATCAATATCTGGTTGCTTACTCAATGTATATTGTAATTGTAAAGCATAGTCTAAATCATCTTGAGTTTTGATATACGATTGACGCCAATTTGGGAATACTTTTTCATTTCTATTTAAATCAATCTGTTTTAGCTGATCCAATGTTGCTGTCATATCTCCACTACGAAATAACTGTGCGCCAGAACATACCAACACTATTTTGTATTGGTATATTCCTTTGAACAGTTTAGTAGTAGTCTTATACAGCATCTGGTATTTCAATAGTATCAACAGTTGAGTCTACTGTTAGTAACGGTATCTTAGGTTCTTTTGCTTTTGATACTAAACAAACTTTATCATCAACAATAGTAATTGTTACCCATCCGCCGTTCTTTAAATCTCCAAACAACATGAGTTTGGCAAGATCGCGTTTAATTTCTTTATCAATAACACGCTGTAGAGGACGAGCACCCATCTTAGGATCAAATCCTTTAACCAGCAACCATTCGGTTGCTTCTTTATTGATCTTAACACGAATACCTTTTTCTTTAACTTGTTCACGTAGTTCGTCAATAAACTTGCCAACAATCTTAATCATTGTTTCTTTACCAAGTTTGTTAAATGTAACAACACCATCTAAACGATTTCGGAACTCCGGAGTTAAGAACTTTTTCAAGTCTGCATCGCTATAGTCTTTCTCTTGTGCACCAAATCCGATTGCATTTTTATCTGCTGATTGCGCACCAGCGTTAGTAGTAAGAATAAGGATTAAGTTACGGCAGTCGGCTTTCTTACCATTACTTCCAGTAATAAAGCCATTGTCCATTAATTGTAGTAATACAGTCATTACATCTGGATGAGCTTTTTCGACTTCGTCTAATAACAATACAGCATTAGGTGCTTCTTGGATTTGTGTAATAAGTTGTCCAGCATCTTCTTCGAATCCAACATAACCTGGAGGTGATCCAATTAACTTGCTGATACTGTGTTTCTCTTGGTATTCACTCATATCAAAACGTAGTAATTTAACACCTAAGTTACTAGCCAGTTGTTTGGCAGTTTCTGTTTTACCAGTTCCAGTTGGGCCCATAAACACAAATGATCCTACTGGTTTATTTTCTGATTTAAGTCCTGCTTGTGCAACCATAATCTTATCTACAACTTCCTGAATGGCTAAGTCTTGGCCATATACCACTTGTGCAAGGCTATCTTGTAGATTAGCAAGATTACTTGATTCAGTTTCTGCAATCTTTTCTTCAGGCATGTTGATCATCTTGGCAAGTTCAAATTGTATCTCTGGCTCACCTATAACTCGTTCATCTGCAAGTTTAAGATTAAAACGTGAACAAGCACAGTCGATTAAGTCAATAGCCTTATCTGGTAATTTTTTATCTGTTTGATATTTAACTGACAACTTAATTGCCGCATCAATAGCATCATCTTTAATTTTAACATTATGGTGTTGCTCATAATACTTTTTAATACCTTTAAGAATCTGTTTAGTAACTTCGAGAGTTGGCTCGTCAACAGTGATTCGTTGGAAACGGCGCATGAGCGCACGATCTTTTTCAAAGTGTTTACGATATTCTTCCCAGGTAGTCGATGCTACAACCTTAATGTTGCCTTTGCTCAGTGCAGGCTTCATCATATTAGCTAAGTCATTAGCACTGTTACTAGCAGATCCAGCACCGCTGATCATGTGTGCTTCGTCGATAAACAATACTGTCTTGCCTTTTTTACTAAGACCCTTAAGTACCATTTTAAAACGTTCTTCGAAATCGCCACGATATTTACTACCAGCTAGCATAGCTGAAATATCTAAACTATATACCTTATAATCTTTCAAAAACTCAGGAACAGCGCCTTTTACGATGTTATAGGCAAGCCCCTCTGCTATAGCAGTTTTGCCAACACCCGGGTCTCCTACAAGGATAACGTTATTTTTACTACGACGACCTAAAGCCAGGGCAATGTTTTCTAATTCATCAACACGACCGATAACTGGATCTACTTTGTTCTTAGTAACTTCATCATTAAGATTAGTCGTAAATGCCTTTAATGCTTTTTCACTTGATCCGTCTGCCACAGGGGTTCCTTCTTCGCTGATTTCTTCATCAACATTGCTGTTTAAATAATCATTAAATTTGTCTTTATCGATGTTTGCCTGTTGAATATAGAAGAATGACCAACTACGCTTTTCACCCATCATAGCAAGGAATACATCTGTTGGCTCAATACGCTGACGACCGTTAAACAATACTTGAGTAAATGCACGATTGAGCACACGCTCAACTGCTTGTGTTTTTTTAGGTTTAACTACTACATCTTGAATAGTAATTTCACTACAATTATTTTGTAAATAATTTTCAAGATTCTTTTTAAGTTCATCGGCATTTGAGCCATAACCTTGAATAACATTAGTAAACGAGTCATCAGCTAACATAGCAGCCAATAAGTGTTCTATGGTTAGATATTCGTGATGCAATTTTTTGGCACTTTCGATTGCTCTCTCAAATACTGCTTGCAAATTATCACTTGGTTCAACCATTATATTTCCTTTTTCTTTGTTTTTGCTTTTTAATTGCCATTGCTAATTTTATTGCACCTACTTTATCAGTAAAGCACACACCATTTAAATGATCTAGTTCGTGTAAGAAGCATCTTGCATCAATGCCTACAAGTGTTATTATACACTCTTTTCCTGTTTTGTCAAAGTAAGCGGCTTCAATAGTTTTAGGACGTTTAACATCTAACCAAAGATCTGGAAAGCTCAAACAACCCTCTTCTCCTAGGACTAAGTCTTCACTAGCTGAAAGCACACGTGGATTAAACATTGCTAATGGTTGTTGACCTTCTAACTGAATAATAAACACACGGGATAACAACCCAACTTGATTAGCAGCAAGTCCACGTCCATTATTAGCTCGCATGATTTCAATCATCTCAGCTTCTACTGCGGCAGCATTTTCATAATCCTGTTTGCTAGAAAAAATCCAATCACTAGCTTTTGATTTTAGTATCGGATTAGGATCTTTTATTAAGTTCAGCATTTAACTGTCTTAGTCTTTCTATAATTACCGGATCAGTGACTGCAGGAGTTTTAATTTTAATGATGCTAACAAATCGACCTTTTTGACCGGTATTGACATTAGGAAATCCGTTACCTGCTGCC